TACGTACGTACGAACCAGGTACAGACCGTTAGAGGATATGTTCTCTTGAGTAACGTAGTACCCGAGAAGAAAATCTTACCTCAGGTTAGATATAATAGTACCGAATCTCCTACCGGAGAGAAATTACTTACCTCGGTACTAAAACCTCCCCCTCCCACCGAAGAGCTTACCTCTATTCTCCAGGAACAGGAAGACGATATTACCTCTCTCCCCAAACACAGGGATCGTATTATCCGCCGTTATACCGGAAAACGGGTCGGCGCCCGGACGAAACTCACTTGGGAGGTTTTCAAGCGGATCGTCAACCTGATCCTCAATGGTAACTACCCGGAGGTAGCTGCGCGGGTGGCCGGGGTCAACACCAGAACGTTCTACAATTGGCTCGACCGTGGCAGACAGGCGATCTCAGCTAAACGCAACACGAGCATTTACGCGCGATTTTTACGTGCTATACAAGAAGCCGAGGCGTCGGCGGAGGCACGCGATCTCGCCCGTCTCGACGCGTGGGCAGAGAAACGCTGGGAGGCGCTAGTCTGGCGTTTGGAGCGGCGTTACCGGTCTCGGTGGGGCAAATCAGAGCGGCACGAGATTACCGGGCCGCAGGGTCGGGCGATCGCATTCGTCGACCTGGTGAGGCTGGCGGAAAAATCGTCGGGATTCGGTTCCGCCGAAGAGGCGAAGATTTTGACGGCACCAGGTAATAACCATCCGGTTCTCCCGGAACCAGAGAAGGCTGTTGCGCAGGACGTTGAGTTCGTACCGGTTAGGGAGCCGGACAACGGGACACAGGAAAAACGGGATGATTACCAAAGGGCGTTAAATCGTGATTTAACGACCTTTCTCAAAAGCGATTGATTTTATTGAGGTTACGAGACCAGTGAGATGGAGCGGAAAAATCGCCCTACCAAATTCCCTCCTCAACCCTGCGGCCTGCAGGCCCAGAATCGCCGGAAATGGCCCTATCGTTCGATCTGCGGCACTTTCTATAGCTACCCAAGGGAAACCCTTGCCCCCACGGCAAAAACGTCTCAGATCGAACGGAAACGCGTTTTCCGGGCCGATAGGCGTCGGCGCTCGCTGGCCCGGGATCAGGGGGGCACAGAGTGCCTGCCAGCCAGGAATAGGGTCGATCGGTGTCCGCGAAATCCTGGGACGACTGGCGAATTCCGTGCGGTGCGCAGCGTTTTATTTCTCGCGCGATCGGAAAATTGAGGGGAGGGGGATCAAAAAAAGCGAGCGGTCAATCCCCTCGCTGCTGTACCCCCTCACAAAATCTGAGCGGAAATAGTAATTATCCAACCTTGGTTGTAAAAGGGGCTGATGGTTGCCGATTCGAGAGGTGGTTACGGAACAAATAGGGCTGAGGTATAAATGGGGGCTAGGACCATGAGCGCGACATTTTTCCCTTGTCCCTGGTGCGGGTCGCGAGTTGAGAGGCTGGGTGATTATCACGAGCTGAGCTGGAGAGATCGCAGGAGCGGAGAGCCGGTTTACAAGCTGCGGCATTACAAGGTCAGGTGCACGAAGTGCGGCTTTTGGAGTTATGAGCCGGCGGGGCCATTGAGGGAATCGGTGACGACAACCGAGGGGGGAGTTGAAGCGAGATGTTAGCGGTAGACACGCTCAGCGGTGATCAGTTGTCGCGGTACCGAGAGAGCGTGTTTCGCGATCCGGTTGGATGGATCAAGACGGCGCTGGGAGTTGAGTTATGGGAGAAACAGCGAGAGGTCGCCGAGGCGGTGAGAGATCACAAGCATGTCGCGGTGAGGTCGTCGAACGCGGTCGGCAAGACGTACCTCGCGGCGTGTTTGGGGTTGTGGTATCTGAACCATTCAATACCCGGGTACGTGATCACGACGTCCAGCTCGTGGCGGTCGGTGGAGTTGGCGATCTGGCCCGCGATCCACAAGGTGTTGATGAACGCGCCGGTCAGGGAGTTCAGGTCTCTGACCCCGATGCAGACGAAACTGATTCTGAATCCGCAGTGGGGGATTTTCGGAGTGAGCGCCGAGCGCCCGGAGAATTTCGCGGGGTTCCGGACATCGGGCGGGGTGTTCGTAATTGCGGACGAGGCGTCGGCGCTCGTTTCGGAAATTCACGAAGCGATTCTGGGACTCACGGCAAGCGGTGGCTCCAGGGTTCTTTACCTCGGAAATCCGCTCCGGGGCGACGGCCCTTTCGCCGATTGCTTCAAGTCGCCCGGATGGAAAAAGGTTCATATCTCCGCGCTGGACACGCCGAATGTCCGCGAAGGTCGCGAGGTTATTCCAGGGCTGGCGACGCGCGAGTGGGTCGAGGAACGCCGCCTGCAGTGGGGTGCCGAATCGCCCGCCTATCAGGTGCGAGTCCTGGGAGAATTCCCGAAGGAATCGGAGGAAATTCTGATACCGCTCGCGTGGATCGAGGCGGCAATGGAGCGCACGGCGCCGCCGGCGGGCAAGGACGAACCGCTCCGAATCGGCGTGGACATCGGACGTACCGGAGACCAGACCGCCCTTGTTGCGGTGCGAGGGAACAGGGTAGAGAGAATGGAAATTTTTCCGAGGATTGAGGGCGGAAATCTGATGGACGTCTGCGGCCGTATCGCCGCGAAGATCGCAACACTGAACCCGTCACAGGTGAATATAGACGCGATCGGAATCGGGGCCGGCGTCGTCGATCGGTTGCAGGAACTCGGCTTTGACCGGGTTAACGGTGTGAACGTCGCCTCTTCGGCGCGCAAGCCGGAGCGATTTCAGAACCTGCGGGTCGAGGGCTGGTGGAATCTCCGCGAATGGATTCACGATAACGCCGTTTTGCCGCGGGACGGCGATTTGCTCCGCGATTTGAGCGCGATCAGGGTCGACGGCTACACGTCGCGCGGTCAACTCCGGCTTGAGCCGAAGGAACTTACGAAGAAACGCCTGGGACGCTCGCCGGACAGGGGAGATGCTTTAATGCTTGCGCTTCTTCCGGCAGAGGAATTAGTACCTCTCTGGTGGGTTGATCTGTGACACGGGAGGTTGCTGTTCGATGACTATGATTCCGGAATCGGAAACGACTCACGGCAACGGGGGGCCGCAACTGCTAGATCGAACCGGACGCCCTTTTCACCAGAAACAGGCAATCGAAAAGGGCTTTCGGATGGTCGGCGGATGGTATTACGCCTCGGAAGGTGGCAACGAAGAGTATGAGATCGGCGAAAACTACGAAGATTTCGCCAAGGCCTACCGCTGCCAGGTATGGGTGCGTCGGTGCGTCGATCTCCTAGCAGCCTCGATCGCGTCGGTGCCCGTGCGCCTGATGCGCCGCGACGAAAAGGGATTGGAACATGTCGTCACCGATCATCCTGTCGTGCAACTGCTCGCGGACGTCAATCCCACGACGATGAACGCTTCCGATCTCTGGCGCGCAACGGTAGTCAGCCTCAAGATTTTCGGCAATGCATATTGGTATCTCGAACGGCGCGGCAATAAGACGCCGCAGGAAATCTATTGGCTGAAACCCTCCGCCGTGGAGATAGTAGCGTCGAAAGACCCGACGGAATATATCAAGGCATTCAAATACGACCCGGGACGCGGCGGCCAAATCGCTCTCTATTCCCCGGCGGACGTGATACACTTCAAGTATTTCAATCCCGACAACGAATTCTATGGCCTTTCGCCGATTACGTCGATCAAGGAGGACATCTCCGGCGATCTCTATGCGCAGGCCTGGAACAAATATTTTTTCAAAAACTCCGCACGCGCCGACGGCTTCTATTCCGTCCAACAACCGCTTACACCGCAGCAACGCAAGGAAATGCGCCGCTCGATCGAGGCGCTACACGGCGGCGTCAAACGTGCCCACCGAGTAGGATTCCTCGAAGGGGGAACCAGGTTCGAGCAACTGTCCACGACACCGAAGGACGCGGAATGGCGCGGCGCGCGCGAAGATGCCATGAACGCGATTTGCTCTTGCTTCGGCGTGCCGCCGGTGCTTGTCGGCGGCTATAAATCGGTCAATTACGCCACTGCTCTGGAGCAAAAAAAATCTTTCTGGCATGAAACGATCTTGCCGGAACTGCGATGGCTAGAGGAGGTGCTGAACTGGAACCTGATCCCGGAATTCCCGGACGCTTACGGAAAGGGCTATTGGCTCCGGTTCGACACGTCGGAAATCGTTGCCTTGCTCGAAGAGACGACAACCCGGTACGAGCGGATACAAAAGGCGACCGGCGGCCCGCTCCTGTCGATCAACGAAGGCCGCTCGGCAACCGGGCTGCCGCCGATCGAGGGCGGCGACGTGGTGCTGGTGCCGATGAACATGATCCCGCTCGACGACCTCACGAAAGCGGAGTAATCGCATGGCGCGACGACAACGGCCAAAAGGGAGGAACGTAGCTCTCTATACGCACAGGTTACAGCGCGCGTTCTATCGATCGCTACGGCGTAAATTACGGTCGTTGCTCACCCGGAACGAGCGCGGAATTATCAACCGCGCGCTGAAAATATTCGGCGGCGATCTCGCAAAAAACGAGCAGGAGATTTCAAAACAAGACGATGAATTTGACCGGCTAATGGAATTGCTGCTCGCCACGCAGGTCGCCGCCGCAATACAAGACGCTTACAGAGAAGGCGGCGATCGAATCTACAGGTTGCTCCTGTTACACCCGTTGCCGCGCGCGGAAGAATTTGTCGTGACTCCGGCGGCGTTACGCTACCTCGAACAACGAGGATTGATGCTGGCCAAAGGCATCAGTGACGGTGTCAAGAAACGGCTTCGCAAAACGATCGAGGAGGGTATCCGCAACGGCGATACGCTCTACAGGATCAAGCGTGCGATGAAAGCGGAGTTGAAAGATTATATAGATTGGCAAGTCGAGCGGATAGCAAGAACCGAGGCATCTGACGCGGCGAACGCCGCCGCGCTCGACGCTTTCAAACAGTCCGGAATCGTCGATCGAAAAATGTGGCTTGCCTACGGAGGGGCGTGCCCGGTTTGCGAGGCCCTCAACGGCTCGATCGTCGGTATCAACGCCACATTTGAGGGCGGACTGGATCGTCCGCCCGCTCATCCTAACTGTTATTCGGAGGATACGGAAGTTCTTGCGACGGATGGATTTGTAAGAATCGGCGACCTCGAAATCGGCGACGAAGTGTTTTCGCTAAACCCGCAAACGTATCAACCCGAAAAAACGGTTGTCGTGAATACTATCGCCCGCACCGAGAAAAAGATGCTACATTTTTACTCTCACGATTTTGATCTTCTAGTAACAAGCGATCATAATATGTTTGTCGAGCGCCGAGTTGACCATGCAACCCGAGGCCGAAAATACGAGCCTGGATTTTGCAGGGCGTCCGAACTTCATGGCGAATGGAGGATTTTCAGAGGCGCGAAATGGATAGGGCGCGAGCCTAAGACAATCCAAGGGATCGATTCGGAACTGTTTGTTGCATTCCTGGGCTTGTGGCTAGCGGAAGGATCGTTGCAACGACATCTCGCGGTGACACATGCCATAAACAGGACAAGAGGAATAATCAGAATCGCCCAAAGCAGAAAGAAGAACTCAGAGACTTATAGAACCATTGTCCAAATTGTGAAAAGGCTAAGCAAAGTTGTATGGGAAGCTGAAAGCGCGGTTTATTTCAGAAATGCGAAGTTGTATCGCTACTTGGAACAATTCGGCAAAGCCCGGAGTAAATTCGTGCCGCAAGTCGTTAAAAACCTTTCCCCGCGGTTGATTAGAATCTTTCTCGATCACTATTGTATGGGCGACGGACATATTAGAAAACCGAGGCCCTTCAAAGAAGGCAGGTTCATAGAGGAACGAACATATTTCACTTGCTCGCAACAACTCGCCGACGACTTAGGGGAACTAATTCTCAAAGTTGGCAAGCGACCATCTTTTCACTTGATGAGAACCAGAGGACGAGAATGTCGATTCAGTAACGGAACATACAAGTTGAACTACGATGTATGGCGTGTGAGCGAGTGCAATCGTTTGTACGCGCGGCGTCAGCATGACCGAAAGGGTATAAAGACGAAGGTTGTGCCATATAAAGGAACAGCTGTTTGTGTGGAGTTAGATCGAAACCATACATTATATGTCAGGAGAAATGGAAAATGTTGTTGGTGCGGTAACTGCGACTGCTCGATCTATCCGGTGATGAAAGGAGAATAGAGACGATGAAACGAATCGACCTTGCAAGGGCACGGCGGATGAAACCCGCTGAATGGAAGCAAAAAGCACCGTTTGAACTCACAACCTTCGGTAAGCCGATCGCTGTCGTGATAGATTATGATCGTTTCGTGAAACTGTTTTCCGACGGCACGGTCGGCGTATGCGGCAGTTTTATCTCCGCGCTGGTCGCCGAACCTTTCAAGACACGTCGGGAACTCGAACGCGAACGACGACTCAGGCGGCTCGGCGCAAACGGAAAGAACGATGGACGATCTGAGAAAATTTCGGCGGGACGGCTACCAACCGACCCGGATGAGTGACGCGCAACTGGCGGACGATTGGCGTCTGCTCTGCGCCAAGTACTCTGTCCTGCGAGGCGGCGGCAAGACGGAGTTCGAGAACGAATCCGACCTGATAGGATTCGCCGAAAACGTTCTACGCGAAATCCTACGCCGGCGGAAGATCACTTTTCACCCACAGAACATGAAAGTGGCTTCCGCCGATTTGCTTTTCAAAACACTCATGCGCACGGTTAAGGGAGGCCTCTGGCTCGCGCCGCCGCACGGGGAATTGTTCTTCAAAGGCGCGAAGACGGCGCTTCTCAAGGGACGACGCCTCGACGGTCTCCTCGATTTCCATATTCTGTGTTCCGACGGCAGGGCGTACGGTTTCATCCGCTTCCGCCAACCGACGAAAAAGGATCAAAATACGCTGGATAAAATCGAATCTGAACACCGCGTCTCGCGCGAGGAACGTGAGCGCTGGTGGCCAGGCCGCGAAGAGCTTTACGTCTATGTGGTGCGGGACTTCGTCCGTTTTCACCAGCCACAGAATGTTGTTCCACTCAAGTCGCCGAGGATTTTTACGCCGCGCGTTTATTTTCGAAAACGCGACGACGACGCGCCGGTCGTCATTCCGGATTTCATCTGCCAGGTCGGCTCTTCGGTGATCGACCCCGTCGGCGCGGCGGACATTGATATATTGTTTCGAATCGACGACGGCAGGATTGATAAGGGCCTCCGCGAATCGCTCTGTATTCTCGCGCGCGACAACCTGGCCGAAGACCTCAAGGGGAAGCCGCTCCATTACCTGTTCAACGCCGCCGGGCCGCACGGCGATTACGTTCCGCTCTACGACCTGGTGCTGAGACCCAAACGGCGCGAAATCGTCCGGGTCGGCAAGGCCTCGCTCGAAATCGGCAAGCCGTTCACGCCGCTCAAAACGGCCGGAGGCTATGGAACTCTGGAGTTTTCCGCAGATGCTGTAGGATCCTTGTGGGATACCTGGGCAAAAGGCTATGCCGAGAAGGGCCTCATCGTGCAACAGAAATATGACGGCTGGCGCGTTACCCTCCACCGCAAGCCGGGGCTGGTGTGGTTGTTCTCCGAGGACGCCAAGCGTGATCTAATAGAGAGATTGCCGGACATCAAGGAGGCGGCCAAGGCCTTGCCCGGCGGGGATTTCATTCTTGACGGGGAGCTGCTACTCTTCGCCGAGGAACGAATTTCGCTGAATTTCGATTATGAGCCGGGCGACAAAATAGAACGAATCGACATGCCCTCCTTCCTGACGGCGGAGCAGGCGCCAGGGCAATTCCACGCAACGGTCGTAGCGTTCGACTGCCTGTGGCGGCGAGGGCGGGACTTGCATGACGAGCCTTTGACGGAGCGGTTGAAGGAATTAGCTAAGATCGTTCGCGGCACCGACGCCTTGTACATCCAAACGGCGCAATCGAGGCTGGCCAAGACGAAAGAAGAATTGACCAAAGCGGTCGAGTGGGCCTCGACTCTGCCTTACTCCGAAGGCGCGATGGTTAAAGTCGCCGATTCGCCTTACCCTCTCACCGGCCAGACGCGGCAATGGGCAAAGGTGAAGAATTTCAAAGAAATTCGTGGCAAGGTTACGGCGGTGCATGAAACGAAGGCGGGAACTTACGTTTACGATGTCGAGCTGGCGCACGGGATACCGATCGGTTCGACCCTCGCGACGAAGATGCGGGCCGACAAAGGCGACATAATCGAGGTACGTGTCGCCGAGGTGAAATTGAAGGACGGTAAGGTTACCTGGGACAATCCGATTCCCGTTTCGGTGAAACCCGAAGGAACGGCGCTCACGACGCTGGAGCAGGCGCGAGCGCTGGCTAGGGCGCGAAGAACGGCGGAAAGGAGCGGCCCCAAGTTGGAGAAGTTTTTGGAAGAACAGAAAAAGGCATCAATCGCAAAAAGACTGACATCCGAGGAGGGTGCAACCAGGGGGGAATTGGCCGAGGAATTCTGGCGCGATAACTGGCACAAATGTTTCCCGCCCTCCGGCAAGGGCGAATTTGTCTATCATCATCACTGGCGCGGATTGAAAGAAGAGGAGACGCGTCTTTCGGAAAAAGAACTCCTCAAGACGGATCATTCGGTTCACGGTGATCTGCGATTCCGGTACTCCGACGAGTTCGCGTGGGGGTTTACCGTTTTCACCGGTTCGACCCAAGAACTCCGACAAGCAGGCGGCTGCCGCGTCTGTAACCTCAAGCCGGAAGAAAAACTTCGCGGCGAATTCAAGTTGCAAATCCCTGTCGCTTGGCTAGACGTCGGCAAGGACAAACCCTACGTTGCCGCGCCCGGCGAGGTCGGGGCAACGAGCCGGGCTTATGCGAAATTTTTCCTGGAAGATTCGGGAACTTACGAAATCGGTGTCTGGCGCGAACATAGCTTTGAACTGTTTCTGCACGGAAAACGCTTGACAGGACGTTACCTGATCACCTATACACCATTACCCGGGAGCAGCAAGCGCGTCTGGCTGCTCTCCAAGCCCGCCGATCAAAGGCCTTACGCCGAAACGCACGAGCGCGAGGCCGTCCTACAGGAACTCCGCAGGAAGAATCAAAAATATCTGGTGTGGGCGAAGCCCGGATCGCAGCCGGAATTGATCAACGTGTCGCGCGTAGGGAAAGCCTGGACGATACCGATTCATAAGGCGAACGACGAAAAGCGTGTCGTCTGCGGCGTCGTCCTGGAACCGGAAACGGTAGATGCGCAGGGAGATATTATTTCGGACGAAGAAATCGAAAAGGCGGCTCACAGGTTTTTGTTAGTGTGTCAAAAAATCGGGGAAATGCATCGCAAGCTAAACCCGAAATTGAAAGTGGTTGAAAGCTATGTTGCTCCGCAGGATTTCCGAATCAACGGCGCGACGGTTAAAAAGGGTTCCTGGATTATGGCGATCAAGATATTTGACGATGGGGTCTGGAGTAAAATCAAAAGTGGCGAGTTAACCGGGTTCTCAATCGCCGGTTACGCCGCGACGGGAAGAGAATAGAGCTATGGCAAGACGCCTGCGTGATCTTGACCTGAAGGAGGTCTCGATAGTAGACCTCCCCGCCAACAAGCGGAAATTCCTCGTGATAAAGAGGGAGATGAACATGGACAATGAACTGACACTGGAAGAACTGGAGGAGTTGGAAAACGAATATTCCGACGAGGAAGAAAACAAGCGCGATGTGAGCAAGGCTTTGCCGGACAAGCAGATCAAAGCGATCAACAACGCGATTAACGCGCTCAAGCCGGTCGCCTCCGAATTGCCGGACGAGTGCAAAAAGGCTTTCGAGATGCTGCAAGCCGCCGTGTCCGGCGACGGCTACGGATACACCGAGCCAAAAAAGGAAAAAACGGAAAAGGCCGGGAGAAAACTCTCGAAAACCACCGTCGAGCGGCTCAAGTCGATCATCGAACAATTGTCCAAATTGATCGACGATACCGACGGGAACGGGAAGCCTGAGGTCAAAAAGAGCACGTCGGATGTGGAGGAATTGTCGGCTCACATTGAGGCTCGCATCCGAGAGTTGTTGGATTCCTGAACACTGAAAACGACAGGGGGTTAACAAATCCGATGGAGACTGCACTGAAAGAAAAACTGGATCAAGCGATCGAGACCGCAATCGAGAAGGTCAAGAAAGAAAAAGAAGCCGAAGCCGAAAAGGCGAAGCAAAAAAAGGAACTCGCGAAACGCAGTTATATTTACGCGCCGCCGCAGGTGATTCGCAAACGCGCGGAAAAAGAAGAATTCTCCTGGGCGCGCCTGGTAAAGGCGATCGCTACCGGACGGTGGGCCGAGGCTCCTTTCGAGAAGGAACAGGTGTCGAAGGCCCTGTCCGAGGGCACCGACACGGCGGGCGGATACATCGTGCCTGCCGAGTACAGCCGCAACATCATCGATCTGCTTTATGCACAGGCCGTCATGCGCAAGGCGGGCGCGTCGGTCTATCCGATGAAACGCGACACGCTGGAAATTCCGAAATTGACGACCGGGGCGACGACCTACTGGAGCACCAGCGAAGGCGGCTCGCTCACCGAGGACACGACCGAGGCTTTCGGTCAAGTCAAACTCGTTGCCAAGAAACTCTACTGTCTCGTAGCGTTCTCCAACGAGCTTGTTGCAGACAGCGATCCGGCGGTCGAGTCGGTTGTCCGGCGCGATGTCGGAAAACAGCTCGCACTGGCGGAAGACCTGGCGTATCTGCGCGGCGATGGTACCGGCGGTAGCCCGCTGGGTATCATGAACATCTCTGGCGTGAACACGGTCTCCGGCGTGACTGAAGCGAATCTGACTTTCGATCAGATTCTCGATCTGATGAACGCGGTCGAGAGCGACAACGCCCAACCGCAGGGATTCATCATGCACCCGTACCTGAAGAACGTTCTGCGCAAGTTGCAGGACTCGAACGGGCGTTACATTTACGCCGTGAATCCGGCGGACAAAGTTCCGGATTCGTTATACGGCTTGCCGGTCTACCTCTCGACACAGATGAACAGCGGCACCGATTATTATATCGTCTGCGGGCAGTTCGATGAAGCGGTAATCGGTGAACGCAAGGCGATCGAGATAGCGGCTTCGGAGCATGTGAATTTCAAGAACGATCAAACCGTATTACGTGCTATTATGCGGGTTGATTTCATCCTGCGCCACCCGGAGGCGTTCGCGAAGATTACGGTTGACTGCTCATGAACGGGAACACTGTAGCAGGGCGTATTGATAAAACAGTCTCCCTGCCCGGGCAAACGACAGACGGCGCGGGAGCGCGGGTCGGGCCGGGGTCTTTCCTCTCCTTTCTCTCCGGCCCGACCCTAACAAAAAAAATCTTAACGGGGGTTTGAAACGATGCGCGATTTATACAGCAACGCGAAGGTCTGGAATTTGTTACTTTCCGACCGCGATACCGAAGGAACGGAAACCGTAACCGGCACGGCGGTTGACACCACCGGCTACAACGGCAGGGCAACGGCTTATTTGACCGTCAGCCTGGACGCCAGCGCCACGTCCGCGGACAACGTTGCCGTCAAGCTGCAGGAGTGTTCCGCGGCGGACGGAACCGGAGCGGCGGACATTTCCGGGGCGTCGTTCACGACCGTTGCCGGAAGCGGGGCCGCTAAAACCGCCAGCGAACAAATCGCGGTTAACCTGAACGGACTGAGCTCGTCCAAGCCTTATATTCGCGCCAGCGCGACGATAACGGACGAGAACAGTTCCGGTTCGTACGTGATTTCCTGTATCCTGGTGGCGGATCAAAACCGTTACAATCCGGTTAACTGAGCCGATCCTGATTTGACAGAAGGGGGTAAAACGCTATGAACAGGTGGTCGAAAATCCTGGCGAGCGTGTTGCTTGGCGGCGCGTTCGTTCTCTGCGGCTTTCGGATCGGCGGTTTTCTCGTGCAGCATTACAAGACGAAAATCGTCTTCCGCGATACGGGCCGAATCGGTTTCGGCTCCGACGAAGATTATAAGGTCGCGTTTGATGGTACCTCGTTCAACGTTACATCGAATGCCGCCGGTTCCACGACAGGTGACGTACGTTTGATCTCCGACAGCGCGTCTCCGGCGGACGACGACGTTTACAGGGTCACGTGGTACGCGGACGACGACGGCGGCAATAGCGACGCGATCGCGCGGCTGACCATGACACAGCTGGATGTCACCGACGGGACGGAAGATGCTGATCTTACGCTCGGCGTCATTACCGCCGGAACGCTTGCGGATGAACTGGTTTTGACCGGCGAAGCGATTGCGCCGAACACCGATGAGGGTCTTGACCTCGGCTCGTCTAGTGCGGAGTTCAAGGATGCATACATCGACGGCACGGCGTATATCGACACGCTGAATGCTAGCGGCTATACGGTCGTCGTCGGCACCGGCGGGGTTGATAGCGGTCAATCGGCGGATACGTTGACCGTCGCCGGCACCGATTCCGACGATTTGGTGTTCGTGACGATCATAGAAGACCCGGTGAATGCCGTTTACCTGAAAAACGCTATAGCGGGAACGGATCAAATCGTCGTGACCCTGAGCAGCGATCCCGGAACCACGCTGACTTATTCTTATCAAGTGTGGCAGGATTAAGCCGCCGCGCGCTATAGTCTTGCGGGACGCGCTGACCATTCTCAGCGAGCGGGGGTGCGCTCATGAGTAATTGCTACGCCACGCTTGACGACCTGAAAACGGTTCTGAACATTTCCGATACGAGCAGCGATGCGTTACTCTTGCGCTTGTTGGAGTCGGCGTCCCGTGCGGTCGATGACTGGACGGGACGCTTTTTCTACGTCTGGCACGGCAAGCGTTATTTTGACGGGCCGATTACGGACACGCTGTTCATCGACGATTTGTTATCCCTGACAACGCTGAAGACGGATACCGACCAGGATCGGGTCTACGACGATGAAACCTGGTCGACAACGGATTATTATCTCTACCCGGCAAACGAATATCCGAAGACACGAATCGTGGCGAATCCTTCGGGAACTTACGTTTTCCCGACTGGCGAACAGGTAATAGAAATCGATGGCGCATGGGGTTACGGCAACGGCGAAAGCCCAACCCCCTACTCGGCAAGCGGGATCGATTGCACGGCCGACGACACGGCAGGCGCGACGGTCACCGTATCGGCCGAAGGAACAATCAAGGCCGGCCACACAATT